AGAGCCTGCAGTATTGTTGATGACAGTTCCTGCATAGTTTGAAGATGTTGGATCTGCAAATACGAGGTTTTCGTAACGCTCAAGAAGGACATCGTTGGTGATGTTCATTGCAGTTCCTGCAACGCCTTCCTTGTAAACCTCAACTGTGTAGGTTCCTGAGATAGTTCCAGCCTTGACGTTGATGCGGAGGTTGTTGCCGTCATCACCGCGGTTCTTTGCTGTGAAGGTAGCAACTACTACGTTGCCTGATGTCTCTACTGAGACTGTAGCGGCTGCTGCATCGCTGTGAAGGATGCGCTTGACGTAGAGTTCACGTCCACCGTTATTAAAGAATTGAGCGACGCCAAAGACTGCAGGGAATGCAGCGTTGTAGCCACCAAACTTTGAAGTAAATTCTGTCCAAGATTGAACGCGAGTCACAATCTCAGGACCTTGTGCGAATGGGGCAGCGACTGCACCAGCGGCACTCGTAGCAACTCCCTGAGCGAGAGGTGCTGGAAGTAGGGTCTCTGTTAAGTAGACGCCTGGACGACCGTAAGTCATTCTTTCTCCTGTCTTGTTGTTGGTGGGTTCCGTATTATGGACGAATTGTTATTGGATCGATTGGCGTAAACTCAGGAATAGTTCCTCCACGAACTTGATCCTGGTAGCCTGTCATGTCGACTTCGAGTGCCTTATAGACTGCCGTATAGAGTTCTGGTGTGATCTCACTGGAGATGCGCACCGTAAATGCGTTTACGAATAAACGCTTACCTGCTTCTGTGATATCCCGCTTTGAGATATCCAGAACATCAAGACGACGAACTGTGTTGTCGTTAGGTTGTAGCACACCAAAGCGCAGGGGTAGTCTGGTGTACATAAGTTGAGCAAGGATCTCGCGGTCATGGCGAGGCTCACGAGCATAGGTTGTAATCTGGTAGTCGATGTTTACTGGGATAGGTACATGGATATACCAGTCATGGTCATCAGCGTTGTAGTCCGTTGTTCCATCAGGCATTAGCCCAGGATCTGGAAGATAGGAAGGTTTAACGAGGCCACGCATAGAGCGACTGAAGTCTTCAGCAACGTCCACCATGTCAATGGTGATGTATGGATAAGTTTGGTCTCTAATTTCCTGGGAAGGCTGCCCAAACCATACGCCTACATCACGGGTGGTTCCACCGTTTGCATTGGACTTCTGGTCTGTCACCTTCATGCCCTTGAGAAGATTGCGGATAGCCTCATCTTCTGAAAGAAGGAATGTCATAGTCCACCCCCAAGACGAGCAAAGAGACGGCTAGTAAGAAACTCTTCAGATTCGCTCATGCGATTTGAGAAGCGACGAATGGCGTATGTAGGACGTTGTCCTGGTGTTCCGTACTCAAGATCCTGAGCCTCATCAAAGTGGGAAGGATGTACGTGAGCAGTGAAGCCATCGTTAGATGTATAGCGGACGTGAAGTCCACTGATGATTTTTGAAGGCCAACCTGAGGCCTTGGCTTCTGCACGGAGTTGGGCAGACATGTAGCGAGTAGTATCGCGGGCTGCGTGATGTACGGCTGTGTGGTGAGGGCTTGTCACTTCTTCTTTTTGCCCTTCGCAACTTTTCCTCCTACATAACCTGCAAGGAGTGCTGCGAAGATTGGCTGTTTTTCTTTAGGACGAAAGCCGAACATACCGCGCATGAACTCTTCACGTTCATGCTGATTGTTCATTTCAGCAACTTGTGTATACCAAGGTACATGTGCCATTAGAACCCCATTTTCTTCGCAACCTGTGGGAACAGTGGTCAGGAACCGCAGCGGTTACCTGATGTTGCAATGATAAAGAAAAAGCCCCACTTTCGTGGGGCTAAGTCTTACTTCTTTTCTTTCTTGATCTTCTTGGCTAGAGCCTTGTCCATCTTTTCATCCGCTGCACGAGATGGCTTCTTCTTATCCATCTTCTTGTCAGCCTTTTCAAAGGCCGCCTTTTGCTTTGGAGACATACCCTTCATTACCTTGGCATCTTGAGCAGCATCTGACATCTTTTTAGCCATTACATGCCCTTCTTACGGTTAGTAATCATCTTAGGATTTTTGGCCGCTGACATCTTCTTTCCTTTACGGAGAGCAGCAAAATCTGCAGCATCAATCTTCTTTGGATTACCGCCCATAGCAGCGATCTTCTTCTGCTTAGGAGATAGACCGTCAGCCATTACTTGGCCTTCTTAGAAGCACGAGCAGCCTTGCATGATGCACAGGTGCACTTACATCCTTTTGCTGGCTTGCCCTTGGCACAGCCACAACCACACTTGAGACACATCTACTTGCTCACTTTCTTTCTAGGTTTTGAGTTTGGAATCCTGCCAGAACGATCTGGAACACAGTTCGGTACTTTCTTACCATTCTTCATCTTCATACCAACTTGAGTGTAGCCATCCCAACAAGGGTCTGTCTTCTTACTTGCCATTTTTATTCCTCTTTGAGATAGCGGCTGCTTTGCTTTTGGCATCAGCCTTTGAGGATGCACCCCATGCTTGTAGGGACAATAGCAATCTTGTTGGCTCACCATTAGGCTTGCGCTCTGGACCTGGCATTCCGCCCATGCGAGCAAGGAATGATGCACGACGAGGATTATCGCCAGACTTTACTGGAGCCTTAATATCGTGACCCTGCGCTTTAAGAGATGCACGACCTTTGGCGTTTAATCCGCCTTTTTTATTTTGTCCTTCAGATCTTTGCCATGCTGGTGTTTTAGCCATGTTACTTCTTCTTTCCAGCCTGCGCCATCTTCTCCATTTTAGCCTTACCATATTTCTTCATGCCAGCAGCCGCTGCAACTGCAGCAGGATTCTTAGCACCAGACTTCTTTGCCTCTTCTTCAACTTTCTTGAAGCGGGCTCCTGAACCTAACTTTGCTTTAGCCATTTTTCTTATGCCAATCTTTAGTGGCTTTTACGCCTTGGTCGATGGTCTTGACTTTACCTTTTGTCTTCTTGGTCAAGTCAATCTTGTCGTACTTGCCCTTGTTGCCTGCATGGTCAACAATGACATCGCCCTTTTTGTTCTTCTTAATTGTATGGCCTTCGCCTTTAATCTTGATGGTCTTAGCCATTCTTTTTCGCCCCCATAGGACTATTCATCTTGGCGTGTTTTTCTTTGAGTTTAGCCATCTCAGCCTCATGTTTCTTAGCAAGGGCTTCTACTTCTAATCTGTGTGATTCTGGCTTCTTATTTGCCATGGCTTTTAATCCACCTCCATTAGGATAAGTAAGTGGTGCGGGTTGTAACTTAGATAACACCACTTACTTATTAACCTTCTTTGCTTCGCTAATTCCAATGGCCAAGGCTTGCTTGCGAGATGTAACTACTGGACCAGTCTTTGATCCAGAGTGGAGTTTGCCTTCGGCGTACTCCTTCATCACTTTTTCAACCTTACCTTTTTTAGCCATGGTTAACCTTTCTGGTTAATTACTCAGCGTCGTCTTCGTCTTCATCCTCGTCGTCTTCATCATCGAAGTCGTCGAGATCAATATCTTCGTCATCTTCATCTTCGGCATCATCTGCGTCTGAATCATCTGCTGCTGCATCATCTGCTACAGGAGCATCTGCTACAGGAGCATCGGTTGCATCTGCTGCTGGTGCATCAGTTGCTTCAGGTGCATCAGTGGTTGTTGCATCTGCTGCTGGTGCTGTTGTTGCGTCTGTCGCAGTTGCATCCGCTGCTGGAGCGGTTGTATCAACTGCAGGTGTTGTTGTGTCGTCTGACATGGCACGCCTTTCTAATTTGCGTAGTCTTGGAATTGAGAGTAGTTGACCAACTCCTCAGGGTTAATCTGATTGCAGTCGATCTGTACCACACTATACCGTTCGGCGTACCGTCCAAGAGGGTTAACTTGCATAGGGCGAAATACAATTTGGTTAAAGACTACGTGGTCTTTGACATGGTTGGTTGGGTTAGCAATCATGTCTGGGAGCAGGCGATTGAGATCGGCCACGGCTACCACGATCTTAAATGTGTCCGTGGTGTAGAAGCCTCGCTCGTTAGGAGAAGAGTCGCCACGAACGTGTTGAGCCATAATGACAGGCATATCAAAGGGATCATTCCAACGAACGCCATGTCCTGGAGTCTGGCTTGAGACGTCGTAGATAGGGTCTACCCACGTGTCTAAGTTAGAGGCCAAAGCGTTAGGGTCAAAGATCCACCAGGATACGGTGGTTCCTACAGGAGATCGTAGTTCATCTACAATTCCCTCATCGTTAGAGGCAATTTCAAATGGGATCTTGAATCTTCCCTGTACCTGAGTTCCACGCATAGAGACTATTCTCCCCTATCTATAGGGATAATAAAGGATTTACTTAAGCGCTGATTTCTTTCCAAGACAAGGTTGGTTCATCCCACCCATAGAACTTACCACCTGTAGGCATTGGTGTGGGTGCTTCCCAAATGCAGGTTTCTTCATTTAATGTCCACGAAGCAAAAGGCTGAGGCCAGTAAAAAGCGTCACGACTTTCATCGTAAATCATGCCAATTCCCGCATAGTTTTTGCGGAAAGGCGTCCCTCCTTCACGTGTGCTCTTACCACCAATTGTGTTGTACGAAGTTCTTTTACAAATTTGAGTACGAAAGTTTCCGTACCACTCTTCAGGAGAAAGTCCTTCAATAAGGTCAGTTTCATCTATACCAACAATTACTTCTGTGACAATATTGTTTTCATCAAGAAATGCATAATGAGCCATTAGATAGTCACCGTACCTGTTCCTGCTGTGAATGTGTAAATCTTGTTCGTTCCATTGTCGTTGTAAGAATAAGTAAGACCGCCACCAATAGAGGTAAGGGTTCCATACGAACTTGGATAAGCAATAATTACTATACCCGAACCACCTGCGCCTGAGGCATAGGTGGAAGAAGCAGTACCACCACCACCGCCACCTGTATTGGCAGTTCCTGCCGTAGCAGGGTATTGAACACTGTTAAGTGCTCCACCGCCTGTGCCTCCACCGCCCGCTCCACCGCCGCCTTGGGTTGTGTAAATAGCAGACGCATTAGTTGGGTAGCCACCGCCACCACCACCGCCAGCATAAGTAACTCCATTAAGGCTAAAGGTTGAACCAGCACCGCCAGCGCCACCAGAAGCAACACCAGGAAGATTTAGGGCACCATTACCGCCTACTGCACCTGCACCACCGCCACCACCACCAGAGGAAGAACTACCGTAAGTGAGTCCCTTACCGCCAGTATTGCCTTGGCCTGATGTTCCAGCACCACCTGTGCCCGAACTAGTGCCGCTACCATTACCGCCACCACCAGAGCCACCCGTCACACCGTTATTGGCACCTGGCGCACCACTCGCACCACTGCCTCCACCTGTTGAGGTGATAGATGCAAAGACTGAGTTTGATCCACTACCACCCGCACCAAAACCGCCAGTTGAAGCAGCACCACCACCACCGACCGTTACTGTGTAGCCAGTACCGCCTGAAACTGCAAGGGTCGATGAAAGATATCCACCTGCTCCACCGCCGCCTGACTCACCAAAGTAACCAGAACTAGCACCACCTGCAACAACAAGGTATGTAACAGACGAGGTTTTATTAGCAGCAGTTGTAATTTGGTTAGAGATTGAACTTCCAGAACCATATCCGTTAGCATTATGAGCAAATACCTGGAATTCATACACGGTGCCTGCGCTTAACCCCGTAATGTTTGCTGGAGACCCGCTAAAGATCTGTTGTGACAGATATGTACCAGACGAGTTAAGGATGTTTACTGCGTATTGGTCAATAGAAGCACCACCGTTAGAAGATGGGGCACTGAATGTTACCGTTGCTGTTGATGTGCCCGTTGCTGTAGCAGATCCTATACTTGGCGCTCCTGGGACAGTTGACGGAGTTACTGCACTTGAAGACCCAGAGGCACTAGAAGTTCCATAGCCATTGGTTGCGGTGACTGTAAATGTATACGCAGTTCCATTAGACAAACCTGAAACTGTAATTGGACTTGATGATCCTGTTCCTGTAAATCCTCCTGGTGAGGATGTCATCGTATAGCCAGTAATACTGGAGTTGTTGTTGGAACTGCTTCCAGTGAACGTAATAGATGCGCTGCCATTGCCTGCAGTTGCTGTACCAATGGTAGGAGTTGAAGGTACATTGTACACGTAAGAACCAGAGGGATTAGAAGCAGCAGATGTTCCTTGAGCATTTGTTGCTTTCACTGTGTAGGTGTACGTGCCAGCAGTGGTTTCTGTAATAGAAAGAGGGCTTGAACTACCAGAGGCAGAACGTCCAGAAGATGATGTTGCTGTAAAACTTGAGATAGCCGAACCACCTGTTGCGTTTGAACTGAACGCTACTGAGGCAATTTTTTCTCCTCCATTAGAGACGCTGCTTAAAGTAGGCGCTTGTGGAACCGACGCAGGCGTAATAGCAGAGGATGCGGATGATGAAGAAGATGTGCCGTTAGCGTTAATTGCTGTTACGGTATAAGTACGGGCAGTAGTTGTTGGATTTCCAACGGTTTCTGAAATAGTAATAGGGGAAGAAGTATTAGAGCCCGTGGCACCACTAGAAGATGTAACTGTGTAAGCAGTAATTGCATTTCCACCGCCGCCAGGAACAACATCAACGCCCCAGTTATCTGAGTAGATAATCTGACCAACTGCAGTGTTTGGAAGAACACTTAAACGAGATACAAATGCACCAACAGTTGTAGATGAAAATGTATAGACGGCTCTTGCCTGTACCCATTGCCCGATAACAAGAGTCGCTGGTGAGGAAGAAACAAAGGTGGGGGAGCCAGAGCCTTCATAGGTAAACGCTATTGTTTTTCCAGCAAGTGTGGAACCTGTAGGAATATAGAACCATGCAGTTACCGCATAAGTTCCTGTTGTAGGAAGGGTTCCACCAGCCCAATATCCAATATTAGTATCAGTACTGCTTGTAAGGGTATGGCTCATGGAGTACGTTCCACCATAAGAGTATGTACTTGATGTAGAGAGTGTGGCACCAGCAGCCGCATAACCAGAGGTACTTTGAGATTCAAATGTAGGGTTGGTAATGGCGCCTAGTGGGGTAAAGTTAACTGTAACGTTAGCAGAACCTGTATACGACTGACCAGTAGTAACGGATGGAGTTCCAATAGTTGGTGCTGTTGGAATGGTTGACGGTATAACCGCAGGAGAAGCACTAGATGCTGAAGATGTGCCATTAGCGTTTGTTGCTGTAGTTGTAAAAGTGTATTGAGTTCCTGGTGTTAGACCTGCAACCGTAAGGGGTGAAGCAGAACCAGAAGCAGTTAAAGAGCCTGGGGTTGAGGTTATGGTATAAGAAGTTATAGAAGAACCACCAGTTGCGTTAGCACTAAATGGTACAGAGGCCGATGCGCTTGAGGCACTATAGGCCTGTCCAGAAGCAAATGTGGGAGTGTTTGTTGTTGGTGCTTGAGGAACTGTTGTAGCAGTTACTGCAGTGGATGCGGAAGAGGCAGTTGAAGACCCGTTGGCGTTAGTTGCAGCCACGGTGTATGTGTACGACGTTCCGCTTTGCAATCCTGAAACTGTTATAGGGGAAGTTGCACCAGTTGCTGTATATGAGCCTGGTGAACTTGTTACTGTGTAGGTAGAGATAGACTTACCGCCAGTAGATGATGGCGCTGAAAATGCAACAGAAGCAGATCCGTTGTTAAATGCTTTACCTGAACCCGCATCGGATGCAACTGGTGCTGACAGTGTTGATGGAACTGTAGTAATAGTTAGAGAACCCGCAGAAGTTGATGTTGGAGTACTTCCTGTGGAGTTTGATCCAGTTACAGATATGGAATAAGTAGTTCCATTTTGTAGCCCTGTTACAACAATTGGGCTTGAATAACTTGTGGCTGTGTACGATCCTGGTGAAGTTGTTACTGTGTACGAAGTAATCACACCACCAGTTGCTGCTGGTGTAATGGTGACAGAAGCAGCGCCGTTGTTATATGGGCGTGCGGTACCTACGTCGACGCTGGATGCAGAGGCGAGCGAATCAGGGACGTCAGGTATAACGGTTACGTTACCGTCTACGTCTTCTTCACTGGCATGTCTGATACTCATGTGACTTCTTTTCTACGGAGTTGTAATAGAGTTAGAGGAAGCAGATTTAGGTCCACTACCTATGCTATTAGAGGCTATAACACTGAAGGTGTAAGTTGTAGCAGAACTAAGTCCTGTCACTGTTATGGGAGAAGAACCTGTAAATGTCAGTAGTCCTGGTGTTGATATAGCAGTAAAGGTAGTCGCAGCACCACCTGTAACTGCTGCGGTGTAAGCGACAGTGGCTGTTGTTGCACCTGTTCGAGTAGCGGTTCCAATGGTAGGAGCATCTGGAATATCCGCAATCTTTGTAGAAGGTATGCTGATGCTAGATGCACGATACTTCTTTGTATTAGCCATCAGTTATCCTTTCTTATAAAGCGCCTTTTTACTTAGCGGCTTCTTCTGCTGCTACTCGTGCATCATGCATTGCTTGGTTTTCTACAGTAACACCAATGCTGTAAAGATAGTCAAGTGTTGGATCTGTAAATGTTGTGCCATCCCACGTAGACCAACGAGCAGGCACTGAGCCATGGTTGCATAGGCATATAACAGTGTCGCAGCCCTGTTCTGTCTTTACTGTTTCTAATAAACCAGAAGTGTGTGCAGACTCATCAAAAACAAAGATGTGTTCTACTACATTATTTTTAATAAACGCGTGTTCGTGTTCTTTTAAATGTGACATGTTTTCTCCTTATGACCAATAGGTAACGCGAGCATAGCCAGAACCACCAGCGGCTCCTGCAGCAGTTGCGTTGTAAGCGCCACCGCCTCCGCCACCTGTGTTGGTTGCTCCTGCTGTTGGTGTAGACGATGCACCTTTTCCTCCACCAGCGCCTCCGCTAGGCATGCTACTACCACCACCACCACCGCCACCACCAAATCCGTTAATCCCTGGTCCGCCTGGTGTAGATGAATATACAGACCCGCTTCCTCCTTGCGAACCGACACCTGCTGTGCCTCCACCGCTGGATGAACCTCCATAATAAACGGCGTTACCTCCAGCACCGCCACCCGAACCAGCACCGCCACCCGAACCAGAAAATCCTCCACCACCACCAGAACCACCATTGCCGCCAGCAGCGGCACCAGTTCCGCCACCTCCGTAGCCTCCTCCTGAAGCAGTAGCAAGTGAACCAAAAGTTGTGTCTCCACCAGTTCCGCCTGAGCCACCAGCAGAAGCACCAGCGGTTCCAGCGGCTCCAACAGTTACTGTATATGCACTACCAGCAGTTACAGCAATAGTTTTCCATACAACTCCGCCACCGCCACCACCACCACCCTGTGATCCAGGTGCGCCACTACTAGCACCACCACCACCGCCACCACCGCCAACAAGGAACACCTCAACAGTTGTGCAGTTAGATGGGGCTGTAAAAGTACCAGTAGACAAGAACTCTTGAACCTTTTGAGATAAAGGCGCCGTTAAAGCGTTATAACTGATAGCCATTAAGAGACTCTCCATCCGTAGGTTGCGCCTACATATACTAGGTTGACTGCGGCATATGCCTTATCAATTGTCAATGTTGTTGCTTGTCCATTGATATTGGACGAGTTATTTGCAACGGTAATGTTATTAGTTGCTGCTGAACCTGTAGCATCAAAGATGTGGATTTCTGCGCCCAATGCAGGAGATGCAGGAAGAGTTAAAGTACGAGCGGCTGAGGTATCTACCATGTAAGAGTTACCAGAGGCTAGTGTGATGTTTGATGAGGTAGCCGTTGCTGGAAATACTGGAGAGGCAGAAACTGTTGCCCATTGAACTCCTGAACCAGTTGACTGCAAGTACTGGCCGTTAGTTCCAGTGCTTGAGTTAGCGGTAAGAGTACCTGTAAGGGTTCCACCAGAAAGAGTTAATCCAGAAATAGTACTTACTGTGGCACCAGAAGCAATGGATGTAGAACCAATAGTAGGCGCAGAATAACCTGAAATGGTGGTCCACTGAAGCCCTGCAGTTTGACCAGATGCAGCAGTAAGAACCTGCCCATTAGTTCCAACTGGAACGTTAACAACGGCACCAGATGCTGTTGCAGCGATAATGTCACCCTTAGCGGTGACAATACCTACTGGGATTTCAGCAGATGCCTGAGTGACGTTAGAGACTGTCATTAGGAGATTTCACTTCCAAATGCATTGAATGATGTTGTTGCGCTAGATGCGTAGACGCGGAGTTGATCACCTGTAGCGAGTGTGATACCTACAGTCAAGACTGTTGTATCTGAGGCGGCTACTGTGGCACCATAGACGATCCACGAGAGCGCTGCTGCTGGGGATGTAGTACCGCCAGACTTGACTACCGCAATACGGTATGTGGCAGCAGTGGCTGCCTGGTTACAGACGGTAATAGTAGAGACAACAGCAGAGGTAGCAGATGGAACCAGATATAACTGGGTCTCTGTTGTGGCTGATGGGGCTACTTGACCCAGTACTTTATAAGCGGTGGCCATGGGACTCCTTTAGAGGTATTGGCTATAGGTTAAATGGTACGGAGCCAATTTGTGGGCTAAAGTGACCCTATGAATTTGGTGCAAAAATCGGTTTCTCAGGGTGGAAAATTAGCGCCCATCATCATACCTAGCGCTTTGACTAACGGTCTTGGCCTAATGAATCCTTCTGTGTACATAGACGATGACGGTGACATCTTAGTTAATCTTCGTCAGGTTAATTACACCCTGTACATATCTGAAAATGAAAAGCGCTTTTTCTCTCCTTGGGGGCCGCTTACTTATCTTCATCCAGAGAAAGACCAACGCCTGGTCACCAATAATTTCCTTTGCCGTTTAGATAAAGACTACAACGTCATCAACTACACCAAGGTAGAGATGCTAGAACTGCATACCCCTATCTGGGAATTTGTTGGTTTAGAAGATGCTCGTGTAGTCCAGTGGGATGGCGATTACTACCTGATTGGCGTCCGTCGTGATACCACGACCAATGGACAAGGTCGCATGGAGTACAGCAAGGTAGAAATCGACAAAGAAAACTGGACTGTCAAAGAGATCCAGCGAGTACGAGTTCCAGCCCCACTACACGAAGATACGTCGTACTGTGAGAAGAACTGGATGCCCGTCCTTGATGACCCTTATCACTTTGTTAAGTGGGCTATGCCTACAGAAGTTGTTTGGGCCAATCCTAACGAGCCTGAGTGTAAACAGACTACAGTAAATGATAACGTTCCTAGACCACCCATTGATCAACGAGGTGGTTCTCACGTTGTTGCTTGGGGTGACTACTACATCTGCGTTACACATGAGGTTAAACTGTGGAGAAACTATTTAAACCAAAAAGATTCAACCTATAGACACCGACTAATTGTTTGGGATAAAGAGTTTAACTTTGTTGGTCTTAGTACAGAGTTTGCCTTTATGGATACTCCTATTGAGTTTTGTGTTGGGGCCGCCCTAATTAACGACAATTTACTTTTAAGTTTTGGCGTACAAGATAACTCAGCATTTGTGCTTGAAGTTCCACAATCTGTTGTTAACGAATTGATTGAAGAGGCAAAAACATATGGCAATTAAAGAACTGGCAATTGACGTTGCTTTTGACTCCTTTAACCCTGAGAAAAACTTTGCTTTGGCTAATGCCTATTACGATCAAGGGCAGTACTCTTCTGCCGCTGGGTTCTATCTTAGGGCTGCGGATCGTGGATATAAGACTCATCCACTTATTGCTTACACCTCCCTGCTGAGGATGTCCCTCTGCTTTACTCAACAAGGAGAACGCAGCGCTACCGTCTATCAAAATACGTTACAAGCACTTACTCTTCTTCCTGGGAGACCAGAGGCGTACTTCCTACTGTCACGCATTCATGAGCGCAATAAAGAATGGCAGAAGGCATACACCTTTGCAGAACTTGGCCTTGTACATACCATCGCAAGTTATAATCAACCACTTCCTGTCTATGTAGAGTACAACGGCCCATACGTATTGATGTTTGAGAAGGCTGTTTCTGGCTGGTGGTTAGGGCGTAAAGAAGAGAGCAAGGAGTTGTTTACACATCTTCTTGATAACGTTGAGATGTCTCAAGAGTATCTCAATGGCTGTATTAACAATATGAAGTTGTTCTGATGTTTCCTAATTGGTTTCAAAACGTCTCCCCATACTTTGACCGCAAATGCCCTGAAGTTCCTTTGCGTGCATTACAGATTGGTACCTATACAGGGGATGCTACAGAATGGCTACTTCTTAATAGAAACATTTTGACTATTGATGATGTGGATACTTGGGCAGGCAGTGAAGAAGAACAACATGAACATTTAGACTTTTCTTCTGTAGAGGAGTATTACGACTCTCGCTTTAAAGATAACCCAAGAGTTATTAAAAATAAGATGACTAGTGATGAATTCTTTAACCAGAACAAAAAGACCTTTAATTTTATCTACATAGACGGTAGCCACACTGCCCTTCAAACGGCTTTAGATGGCCTCAACGCCTTTAAAGTCCTTGAACCTGGTGGCGTTATTGCCTTTGACGATTACCTATGGGCAGAGGGCGGCAAACCCTTCCTAGAGCCTATGCGGGGTGTCAATGCCTTTATGCAAGTTTGTGCAGGCGAGATGAATTGCCTAGAAGACGGATATCAGATGTGGTTTGTTAAATGCTAGAGAATGCTTGTTTTGAAGTATTTCACACTGACACAGGAAATAAACTTCGCAATCAATCTTATGACGGAATTCTTAAGAGCGTGTCTTTTCTCCCTAGACTTGGTTCTCCTACCATGTACCTTAACACCGTTGACAAGGTAGAGAACTTCATCAATCTGCACCCAAACTTTAAGGTCAATACGGTAGAAGATTACTGCCAACCAGGAGAGACCTTCCCACCATCTGCTGGAGTTGTGGGTGTATGGGCAAGTAATTACAAGGCTTATAAGAAGTTCTTAGAATCCGATTACGACACTCTTATCCTTTTTGAGGACGATATTACTATCAGTAAAAACTTTCAGTTAGTTATTGAGATATACATGCGTCAACTTCCTGTTGATTGGGACTTCTTCTCGTTCTTTGTTCCTGACGATTCTCTCTTTGCCTACAATGAAGATACTCACACTATTGGGGCAGAAAATGTTTGTATCTCATATCAACAGTGGTCATGCGCTGGTTACATGGTAAGCCGAGAAGGTGCACGAAAGGCTGTAGAGGATATAGAGTCACGAGGCATCAATTGTCCTGTGGATTGGTACATCTTTAACTTTCGTATGAAGAAAGAAGAGAACCAAAAAACTTTTTACACTTATACATTAAAGCCAGGAAATTATCGCCCCATAAACTTCTTAAAGGGTGCAGCCGAATATACCCAGATTCACAATGGAAGTACTGATTTACTAAACTAGTTACATTCCACCAAACAACAAGATTGTTACTGTAGGGTCTGCTGCAACTTGTCCAATAAGTCCCTGTACACCCTGCACGCCTTGTAGACCCTGTGTGCCTTGAATAGATGGACTCTGTACTCCTTGAATACCTTGAACACCCTGGACGCCTTGGACGCCTTGAGTTCCTTGTGTGCCCTGCACACCTTGAGAGCCAGTAGTTCCTTGAGAGCCTTGAACTCCCTGCGTACCTTGAGAACCCAAAGTACCTTGCACACCCTGTAGCCCTTGAACACCCTGCGTACCTTGAGCACCTGTTGCTCCTTGACTACCAAGGGTTCCTTGAACTCCTTGTAGTCCTTGAACTCCCTGAACGCCTTGTACACCCTGCACGCCTTGAGTACCTTGAACTCCCTGAGTACCCTGTAGGCCTTGTGTGCCTTGGATGGCGTAAGCAACTTGTGTGGCAGTAAGAATGATTCCTGGTGTTACTGGAGTTGTTGGGGTTGTTCCTGCAGAAATTGTTTCAATAGAAACTGTTGTACTTTCTGACTGCCACATGAAGGTAACAACGTCATTAGCGTTAAAGGTGTAAACGTAGTTAACAGTCTCAATAATTTGACCTGAAACGGAACCGTGTGATTGCGGAACAGTCATTTGGCTATTGGAGTATGGGGCATCTACGCCGTTAATACGAAGCCATAGGTTAACGTTGTAAATCTGAGAAGCAGTGTTAACTAATTGTACTGAGATAGTTATGCTATAAGTTCCTTGATGCAAGAACTCAATAGAATTTCCACCAAGTGTTTCAACACCGTTATTTTCATAGGTGTTGTTAATACTGATTGGGTACGCAGTTGTTGAGTTTGCTACTGTTTGTTGAGTAGTATCGTAGAAAGAACCATAGTATGCGATTGTTCCACCAGCACCAGTTGCACCAGTAGCACCTTGTACACCTACACCACTAGCCTGTGTCCACAAAATAGCGTCTGTACCAATACGGATAGAACCATCTGGGTTAGAGCCGTTGGCATACATAAGCCATGCGGTTCCACCGTAAGTTGTTCCGTCAGTAACAAAAACGTAATCGCCCTCTTCTACCTGACCAGCAACGTGGTTATCTGAATCTGTAGCACGAGTAAGTTTCCATTTAGCAGATGCGCCACCAGTTTGAGTTACTGTGTAAATACCGTTTTGAGTGTGAGTTGCTTGACCAGCAATAAGGACGCGATCACCAACTGCTAAAAGAGGAGTTGTGTAACCATCAATAGAGAGTGTTCCGTTAGTTGTTGCAATAATGTAGGCACCAATACCTGTGCCGTTGTCTGCATCTGCAGAGCCATCGTAGTATGTAGCGCCATTACCAAGTGGAGTAGTTTGAATTGCTTCTACAGATTGGTGAGCATTTTGTGAAGAAACAGGTCCTACAGGTCCTTGAATACCCTGTGTTCCCTGTACTCCTTGGGTACCTTGAACTCCTTGTGTTCCTTGAACCCCCTGTGTACCCTGTGTACCTTGAAGTCCTTGTGCTCCTTGAGTACCGAGTGTTCCCTGTGAACCAGTAGTTCCTTGCGTACCCTGTAAACCTTGTACTCCTTGAATGCCTTGGACACCCTGAGTTCCTTGCGCTCCCTGAGCGCCAAGTGTTCCCTGTACTCCTTGAGTTCCCTGGGTACCTTGAACACCTTGGGAACCATTGTATCCCTGAGTACCAAATACACCTTGTGTGCCCTGTACGCCCTGTGTGCCTTGAATAGCGGGTCCTTGAGTACCTTGTGTACCTTGAACGGTGGGTACAGATACATCGATTGTCTTATCTGTAGAGTGATAAGTAAATGAGATGTTGTTCTGTGTTCCGCTTGTTATCGCGTTATACACATGCTCAGGAGTTGAATATAGGTTTTGTACACCTTCTGGAAGATCGTCAGTAGACCCTAAAGCCGCCCCTGAAATAGCGGTAGAAACTTCTTGTAAAGATACTCCAGAGTCATTCCACTGAGAACCATCGTATACACGAATTTTACTAGAGACTGTATTGTAGTAAGTGTCTCCAGCAGAATGGCCCGTAGGGTCGCTAGTTAGGTGCAAAAGACCTAGCGGTACGACGTAACTACGGGCCATCTGTAAAACTCCTCACTTAATGTTTAAACAATATACTACAGAAAGTGAGTGCTAAGCCTTTACTACTACTCTGTAGGACTTAGTTGTAATTGGCGCTACCGCAAATCCAACTGTTACGGATGTTGTGGTTACATAAGCAACGTCTGTAACAACTTCCATCTTGGTTGCTGTATCCCAAACGGTAACCATAATATCTTCAGTTCCTAGGTTGTGTGTAACTGTGAACGCTGTAGTTCCAGATGCTCCACCATCGGTTGAATCTCCAGTAATGGTTGTTGCATAGGTTCCAAGTTGACCAGAGAGACCCTGTACACCTTGTACGCCTTGCGTACCCTGTGTGCCGTCAGTTCCCTGAGTACCTTGTGAACCTGTAGTTCCCTGCACACCAGTGGCACCGTCAAGGTTTACTGACCAGTATCCACCAGTACCTGCGCCAATGTAATCCTTAATATCAACGTTAAGTTCATTTGTTCCGCTGTTATAAGAAACTACTCTAGCGTGGATAAGATTTGCAGTATCAGCAGCAATAACTACATCTTGACCAACTGAGTAAGAAAGGTTTGCATCATCAAGTACGAATGTATGGTTTGAGTCAGAACCTAAAGTGTAAGAAGTAGTAGAGGTTGTACGGTAACGATCTGAATGTCCGTCTGTACCTTGGGCGCCGTCTGTACCTTGAGTACCTTGAGTTCCATCTGTACCCTGCGTTCCCTGGGTACCATCGGTACCTTGGGTGCCTTGAGTTCCATCTGTTCCTTGTGTGCCTTGGGCTCCGTCAGTTCCTTGGGTTCCTTGAACGCCTTGAGCAGCAAGTAGATCCCAATATCCTTCTACTCCACCAGGAGTGTAACCAGCAGAGGTGTAGACATTGCGGTACCAAAGTTGTCCGCCGTAAGTAACAACATCACCTGTTGTGTAGATAACACCTGGGTCATAAACACCTAGGTAGTTCCAGAGAGCGGCTGTACCTTGAGTACCATCCGTACCTTGAGTTCCTTGGGTTCCGTCTGTACCTTGAGTGCCTTGGGTACCATCAGTACCTTGAGTACCCTGCTGTCCATCAAGACCCTGAGTTCCTTGAGTTCCCTGAGTACCGTCGGTACCCTGGGTTCCTTGAGTTCCATCAGTTCCTTGGGTTCCTTGCGTACCTTGAGTTCCCTGAGCACCTTGTGTTCCATCAGTTCCTTGAGTTCCCTGTGCTCCATCGGTGCCTTGAGTACCTTGTGAACCTGTAGTTCCCTGAACACCCGTAGCACCGTCAAGGTTGATTGACCAAGCGGAATCTGCGCCGTATGTTCCAGAACCAAGGTAGTCTCTAACAACTACTGAAAGGTTTTCACCATCAAATCCTGTAACAGTTGCGTGAATAAGGGTGTATTCGTTTTGGGCGATTACTACATCTTGACCAACTGAATAACTTAGGTTTAAATCGTTAAGTGTAAATGTAGGGGTTGTTGTACTTCCAAGTAAGAAGTCTGTGTTAGAGGTTGTCTTGTAGCGGTCTGAGTGACCTGCTGTACCTTGTTGTCCTTCTGTACCCTGAACACCCTGTGTGCCGTCAGTTCCTTGTGTTCCTTGTTGTCCTTCAGTTCCTTGGGCACCTTGGGTACCATCTGTACCTTGCGTACCTTGCTGGCCCTCGGTACCTTGAGCACCCTGTGTTCCATCTACGCCTTGTGTACCCTGTGTGCCCTGGGTTCCGTGGGTACCTTGTGTGCCTTGTTGACCGTCGGTACCTTGTGTGCCATCTGTACCTTGTGTTCCTTGTGTGCCGTCAGTACCTTGGGTTCCCTGAGTTCCATCTGTACCCTGTGTACCTTGCTGACCGTCAGTACCTTGTGTGCCCTGAGTTCCATCGGTACCTTGAGTTCCTTGCTGACCATCGGT